ATAGATGAAACCTACATAATCTTCCAAGTAATGTTCTAATTTGACCATGACTTTGAGCTCTATTAGATACAGAGTTCATTAACTGTTTAACAAAAGGTACTTGTTTATGATATTGATTAAATAGTTCTTCAGATTTTTCTTTAGTAACACCTAACTCTGCTTGTAGTTTAGTTTTACCCATACCATAAAATAAACCTAAGTTAATAGTCTTAGCTTGATCTCTATGTATTTGTGCCATGTCTGCTACTGTTCGATGAAAGTCTGTATTTATATTATCTCTATACTCATCAACAACATCATACACTGTAGGAAATTTTTGTAATGCTGCATAGTGTACAACTAATCTTGGTTCTTGTTGTGAGTAATCAAAACATCCCCACGTACAGTTCTCTTCAGGTAAAAATAAGGATCTTATCATTGGTCCTAGGTCCTTGTTCCGTGCAGGAAGTTGCTGTAGGTTAGGATTAGAATAACTAAATCTACCGGTTACAGTTCCACCTTGATCCGATCTTATTTGATTAATGTCAGCATGGATTCTACCTTTATGTTCATACCTTAAAATAGTATCTATAAAAGTTGTATGTGCTTTATTGATCTCTCTAGCTTTTGCAATCTTTTGTACAATAGGATTTTCATGTTCTGATAAAAAACCTTTAGTAAAAGAAGGAGACTCAGTTTTTTCTGTCACTGGATATTTTAATTTTAAACTATCAAATACTTTAGCAACACTTCTTGCGGCCCATATTTGTGGTTCAATACCAGTTTCTTTTTTTACATCTAATAATAAAGATTCTTCTTGAGACTGTAATTGAGTTTTTAATTCAGACGCTCTATCTCCATTAACTCTTACACCTTTAAATCTCATATCAACTAAACAAGGAAATAAATCAGTTTCTAAATCAAAAATAGATTGAATATCTTGTAGAAGAATTTCTGATTTAAATTTTTGCCATAACTCTAAAGTTAATTCAGCATCTTTTTCTGCATAAGCCCCAACATACATTGGAGGTAGTCTCCACATATCTGCTTTTGGATCTAGTCCTCTAGACTTTGCTTCATCATTCAATGCCGCTTCATTTTTACCATGACCTAGATATTCCCAAGACAATGCATTTAAAGAGTATGCAAACCTATTCTCATCAATCAATGATGCTGCAATCATCGTATCTACCACTAAACCATTGATTTTTATACCTAAATTACGTATCCAACATACGTCATACATTGCATTATGAAATATTTTTATAGCTGGACAAGCCATAGTATCTGCAAACCATTCTAATACTTTTTTTCTATCCATGTTGCTCCCTGATCCATGAGCAATTGGAAAATAAAACTTTCTACCTGAAACAGCAACAGCTATACCTACAACTTCACCATTACCAATAACAGCTCCCGATCCTTTTGATTTTAAATCAGGATCTCTTGTTTCTAAGTCAACTGCTATTTCATCGTAGGACCTTAAATCTGGAAATTCTTCTGGTTCTATCCATTCGGTTTGTGCAGTGAACATTGGTACTTTCATTATAGTTTCTCCTTTAGTGAATCTAAATATTCTTGATCTTCTTTTTTTAATTTTTCTGGTTTCTTTTTTTTACCAAATATTTCTTCCCAACGTTTTGAATAAACTTTATTAGTTGGTCTCGACCTTCCGTCGTACTGTCTACTTTTTTCTTTTGCCATCGTTATCTTTCAGTTTTTTAATTTCTAATTCACAGTAATGAATTATCTTCTCTATATCTTGGATTCCGTTTTTATTCAAGTATCTGCAAACATACTTCACAACGTTACCCTGAAAGAATGATAAATTATTCTTTGAAATAAATTCATAGGGTTGAATTGGAAAATTTTTATAGTGAGATCCTCCAATTTGTTTATCTTGTGGAAATAATTTTTCCATGTCATCTTTATGTGTCATATTTTTCTCCTTTAAGTTAATGTGGTAGTTGTTGGTTTAACGAAGTTAAGATAATTTGGGAATTGAAGGCCTCGAACCAACTTCGCCATTTAAGGCCTGAAGCTACCACTCTCCATGGAAATTGTCCTTCTATCCCATTCTGTTTAAAATTACAAAGAATAGCCATAACGCTCCTTCTTTGGTTTTAATAAGTATAAATTTTCTTTAGCTCTAGTTGCTCCAACATACCAAACTCTATGTTCTTCATCTGCTTTTTCAATATTATTTTCTATAGAGTCTCTTATTTTTTTAGCATTGTCTAAAACTAAAATAACATTTTCACATTCACCACCTTTTGCTGCATGTATAGTAGATACTTCTATTCTAGGTTTTTGTGATAATTTTTCTCCATTAGATAACATTGTTCTTATATAAAAACATTCATCCTGGTCAGCTCTTGTAAATAAATTATACCAAATGGCATCATTACCATAACCAAAATTATCCATGTTATAATATTGTTTATCTTCTTTGAATTTAAAGAATGGACTATCTGGTAAATATTCATGTATCTCTCTTGCGTCTGCTAAACTAATTGTTGCACCTTTACATAACTCATTAAAATTTAAAATTGCTTTGTAGAGTCTTGTGTCATAACTCTTTCCAAATCTAGATTGGTGGTATAAATTATTCTTCTTTAATTGTTTTGATATTTCATCAGAACGGTAAGTTGTTCTAGTTAATATTAACCATTCATCTTGTGTTAAGTCTAAATGTTCTATATTATAGATAGGCTCAACTTTTCCAGGAGATCCATCTTTAGCAAGATATTCTTTTTCTTTTCTTGTATCTATTCTACTTACAATAACTTCGGATAATTCTTGAATATTTTTAGGTACTCTATTTGATTTTGGTAGTACTTCTTCTACTGCCGGTTCATTTAAAAACCTTTGAACATCTGCTCCAGCCCATGCAAAAATAGCTTGATCATCATCACCAGCTAAATATATATCTTTTGATTTTTCTTTAAGCACATCAAACATATTCCATTGTATTGGAGATAAATCTTGAGCTTCATCTATAAATATTACATCAAAATCTTTACATTTTTCTTTTTCATCTACAAAGTTTTTAATCATATCATTAAAATCATACAAAGTTTCACCTTTAAAATGATTGAAATTTAAATAGACATGTCCCAAGGTTTCATAATCAACATCATCACTCCATTCATTTGTATTAAATTCTTCTTCAGGAGATATGTTTTTAACTCTAGCCTTATTAATTAATTTAAAATACTCACTATTAAAATTTAAATAACCAGACTCATCACCAGTATCAGTAACTCTTAAATTTAATTCTTTACCTAATTGTTCGTAGTGTACTGGTTGCATAACTCTTTCTTCACTCATACCTAAAGTATGAAATGCAAGAGAATGTAAAGTTTGAAAATGTGGTAGATCTTTTTTATTTAGCTGAGGATTTCTATCTAACATTCTATCTCTAGCTTCGTTTGCAGCTTTCTTTGTAAAAGCAAAGTAACCTATCTTATTTAAGTTAGTGCCTTTTTTAATATATTCATCAACTAAATCTAACAAAGTAGTTGTTTTACCTGTACCTGGAGGACCAAATATTTTTTTAATCATTAGAAATTACTTTGCTCAACATTGTTTTTAACAACTTGTTCTGGTTCTTTTTTATCTTCTAGTAACTCTGGAAATTTATCTAAAGATACTTTCACTACATTAATTGCAGGGTTTGAATCTTTATCCCCTGATTTTTTTGGAAACCTTTTACCTACAGTAAAATCTGCTTTAAATAATCTTGTCATATGTTCTGCAGTTTTACCTCTTTCCTCTTTCCATTCTTTATTTTTTAAAGAGTCAAAAAAACTACTATAAATAAAAAATGCTTGATCACCTTCAATCAATACCGCACCTGTTTTAAAGGATGCGTATGTTCCTGCTTTGGGTCCATTTAAATATTTTAATAAATACTCTTCTAATAATTCATCTGGCGTTGTACCTTTAGGTGGCGGTGTAGTTAATTTAGGTGGAAATAAATTATCTAATATATCTTGAAACTCATTTTGTTTTATTTTTGGTGGTATCATATCTGCTGCTGCACCAATGATTGCTCTAATATTATCTAGTTCAATAATTTGTTTTATATTTTTTGCTCTAACTTCTTTTGTTGTTTGTCCGTCTGCTAAAGTAACATTAAATGTATATTGTGGTTCAGGATAAGTTATCTTTTGTAATCCAGATAACTCTGGAAATACTCTTTGTTTATCAGATAAATAACCAAATTTTCTTTTTCTACATTCTGCTTTCATACATACTGGTTGTATTGGATCTTCATTACAAGTATGTCCTTTAGTTTCCCTAGCCCAAGATTTTAATTTTTGTTTTGTTTTAGTCTCTGTCCAATCGATAACACCATTTGCACCTGGTTGAAAATATTTAGCTGGAGCCGCAATAACCATTTTCTCCCAATCATCTGGATATTTCTTTTTAGCAAACACCATGTAGTTATATAAAAATCTATCTCTACCATCTCTTAACTTATCTTTAGTCAATATTGCAAGACATGGTGGGCCATCATTAAATTCTTCACCACCACCCTTTAGTAAATTTCTAGTATGCTCTATTGTAAATTCTTCTAATTGATCCGCCGTATATGTATTTGCCTCAATGACTTCTACGAATTGATCAAATGTAAATGTGGTACCATCTAAATTAAATCCAACTCTTTCAGTTTTATTATAGTAAGGTAAATTTATATATTGACCCATGTTCCATTTACCTTCTGAATCTTTACCTAGTTCAGTTTGTTTAGGGTATATTTCAATATTAGTCGGAAGTTTTAATGTAAACAACAATCCTTCTAAAAAATTTCTAATGGTTACTGCTCTGATAGGTTCTTTAACAAATAAATATAAATGTAAACCACCACTTTTAGATTTAACTGGAATAATTGGTAGTTTATGTTCTGCAATAATATCTAAATATTTTTTATATGGAAAATTAGAATAGCTATGTTGCTTATCATCTATATCGATAGCACCAAATTTAGCCATACCTTTATCATCACAAGGTTGAATACCAATTGATTGTTTACCATTTAAGTGATCTATATAATCTTGATCTTTGATTTCTTTATGAGCCCAACGATAAACTGGTCTAGCTTTACCTGTACTAGGATCAATAGATAGTTTTGATAAATCTGCTTCACCAAAGTCTCTTTGTAATCCTGTAAACGCTTCTATAAATTTCTTTTCTCTATTCATAACTTTCCTAAATTATGTGGGCGATTGCTCGCCCACGATATTTGTGAGGTAAATTAAAAGTTAGATTTAGATTCAGTACTCTCTGTACTTTCACCACCATGCTTAACTTTAACATCACCTTTTGATACACTCTCAGCAAAACGTTTAGCATCATCATAAAGATTTTTTTCAGCCACTGGACCAATCTTACTGACTTCCCATCCAAACCAAGTACCTTTGTCGTTAGACATTTGAGTAGTTCTTAATTTGTAAGTGTGACTATAGAAAGCTGGAGTAAACATTCCATTCTTTCCTTTCATCTTTACGCTTGCCATCATACTGTTCCACTTTCTACTAATCTTCAATTGTGTTGATTTCATGGTAATCAAAGCAGTTGATGGTGTTTGGCTATTTACTATAACATAATGACTTGCTGTCTTATCAATGTAATTACCATTAGGTAATCTGTCTTTATAAGAAGCAT